AACGAAGTGCCGGATCCCGATCCTGACCCAGATCCGGACCCCGACCCCGACCCCGACCCCGACCCAGATCCCGATCCCGATCCGGGTGATGGTGGAGGCGATGGCGGTGGGGGAGATTCTGGTGGGGATGGTGACGGCGATGGAGATGGTGACGGGGGTGGTGATGGTGGAGGGGACGGAGACGGGGGCGGCGATGGTGACGGTGACGGTAATGGCGACGGCGATGGACAAGGCGATTGTGACCCGGAAACGGAAGAGTGCAACGGTTCGGAATACGGCGGCGGCAATTGCACGAAAGAAGGCCGACAGCCCCCGGAATGTTATTCCGAACTGGATGCCATCCAGTGCGCGATCTTCCTGAATAACTGGGATCAGCGCTGTGACCAGCAATTGCGCTATGAGGATGTCATCGGCACCGATGAATACCGGGAAAGTGATTCGCTTACCGATGGCCGTGAAGAGAACGAGATCGGTGAAGAGGAACTGGATGTGTCAGGGGAAATTGACCTGGATGACTCCGGCAGTGGCTTTGGTGGCTCCATGTCCTGCCCGGCGGATATCAGCATGAACATACCGCCCTTTGGCCAGATCGTTCTTCCCTTCACCTTCATTTGTGAATGGGCCGCCAAGATCCGGCCCATCGTCATTGCCATGGGCTGGCTGATTGCCGGCTTTATTGTGTTCAGAAGCATGACGGAGAACTGATATGCCCGCGTATCTTGCTGCCATTGCGGTGTTCCTTGCTCAGATTGCGGGCCCGCTTACCGCTCGCATCTTGGGGGCACTGGGTATTGGCATCCTCTCAATCACTGGGGTTGAGGTCATGATTTCCGGGGTCATCACCCAGATCAAGAGCAGCTTTGGTGGTATTCCCGGTGACATTATCAGCATTGCCACCATCGCAGGCTTTGACCGTTTTCTGAGCCTGGTCGTCAGTGCCTATATCGGCATTGTGAGTGTGAAGGCCTTGTTTGGTGCTTATAAGCGCTTTGGCTTTATCGGGATGGGGGATGACTGATGTTCTGGCTCGTCACTGGTAAACCCGGCACAGGCAAAACCAGCCATTCGCTGGATTTTGTGCTGCATGACAAGCGTTTCGCCGTTGAAGGCAGTGATACCCGTCGCCCGGTGTACTACCGGGGGATACGGGATCTAAAAGTGGACTGGCACGAGCTCACCGACGAGGAAACCCGAAACTGGCCAGAGCACCTTCCTGATGGGGCAGTGTTGGTGGTGGATGAAGCACAGCAGCTCTGGCCAGTGCGAGCACCCAGCAGACCGGTACCCACTGGCCTGACCGCCCTTGAAACCCACCGGCATCATGGCTGGGATATTTTATTCATCAGCCAGGACCCGTCCCTGCTCGATACCCATGCCCGCAAGATCTGCAACGAGCAGTTCCACTACAGTCGCCCCTTTGGGGCACCGTTCGTTATTGAGTACCACTCTGGCTCAGGCTATGTGAACCCATCGAGCAAAGCGGAGCTGTCCAGCTGCGTGCAGCGCAAGAAGGGCTTACCCAAGCGGGTGTGGGATCTCTACAAATCAGCAGAAGTGCATACGCACAAGTTCCGGCCTCCCAAAATCATCTATGCCTTGATTGCGGGTATCGCGCTGGCGGTGTTCCTGTTGTACCGCTTCACCCAAAACTACGGCGCCAATACTGACGAGGATTTGATGGGGGCGGGGACAGGCAGCGCTGCGCCCAAGGTTACCCAGATCGGCTACCCGTCCCCGGCGATGCACAAACCGTGGGCGGAAGTACTGCAGCCGGAAATCCCCGGCCTGCCGTACACCGCCCCGCTTTACCACGATGAAGCCAGAACCCCCAAAGCTATCCCGGTCGTACAAGGCTGCATGTCCATGAAGGCGGATTTTAGCGACTGCACCTGCTACACCCAGCAGGGCACCACGATTGCTGATATGCCCCCGCCCATGTGCCGGCAGATCCTGAAGCACGGGATATTTAACCACCTGGCAGAAGAAGAACGGGAAGGGACAGGCCGTCGGCGGAGGGCTGATGGCGAGGCACGAGCCATGGCACCCGCCGTCGGCCAGCTCCAGACGTCCCTGTAACACGTCTTATAACCGGCGAAAGACGCCCACAATAAACCACATTAGGTACTTGTTATGGCAAACGCCCCGAAACACTGCATCGCACTGGATAACGAACTGAATGAAGCCCCTTGGGGAAAGCTGTTCATTGATCCGGCATCCGGTCAGTCGTTCAACCTCAATGAGGTGGAAGTGATCCATTTTGGCACCGACACGGTACGCCAACTCTACAAAGGGCAACTACAACCCGGCATTCTCGGATTGTTTGATGAGCCTGGCATTGTGAGCTTCGCGGGTGAGCGATGGTCAGCGGGGCGGATTGGGCGGGATTCGGGATACCAGTACCGACTGCAGAATGCCGACCTGGGCATCATTCTGCTGATCAAGAGCTTCCACGCCAAAGATGACGCGATAGGCCCGCACCTGAAAATAGAAGTGTCTCCCCATTGCTTGCGATCACAGAGCCCGCAGCAACTACAGGCCACAATGAACCGCTTTGCTGAACATGTCCTCATTGATCCGCAATCCGGGCAATGCGCTGTGCATATCGCCATGGATGTACAGGGATGGAGGCCCCCCAAGGACTTTGAAAGCAAGCTCCATTGTCGATCCCGTCGAGTGCGTAGCTACCACGGTATTGATTCCGTTGAGTTTGATACGTCTAGCGCCGTTTATGGCCGTGGTGAATCCTTCCTGTTCGGCTCTCCTGCAGGAATCCAGCTTGCTGTGTACGACAAGACACAAGAGGCCAAACTCCGGGACAAGCTCGACTACTGGCGTTCTGTATGGAGTGAGAAGGACAACTACGACCAGGACAAACAGGTCTACCGGATAGAGTTCCGGTTTCACCACTCGGTGGTAGAGCAATTCGCTCAGGGGTCAGTAAACACCCAAACCGGTGAACTGCTGGCCTTTGACGACTATTGCAGTCTTTATGATCACCTGGACGCTCTCTGGCGATATGGTTGCGACTCCTTCCGGTATCTCTATCGGCCCGGCTGGTTCGATCCGTTCTGGACGTTGATTGCCCGTCAGTCTTTCCCCGTTGATCCTCCTGAAGCGGAATACAAGCGCTACTACAAAACTGCCTCGGGCTTTTCCGGCAAGAATGTTGAGCTGCTTCTAGGCAATTTCATCAGTTGTGCCGCTCGCCACCGAATGAGTAGAAGCCAGGCATGGAAGGCTCTCGAATCACTCCCGTTTTTCCAGCTGATACTGGATCACTACTTGAATAAGGGTAAGAAAACCTACGATTTGAAAATGCACATTAAAGACTTACTGGAAGAGCGATACATCCGATATGGGAAAGCCATATGATCAGGCAGCTACCGGATGGCCGCTGGCGTGTTGATGTGGAACCCGTAAAGGGAAAACGTCACCGCAAGACATTGCCAACCAAAGCAGAAGCAAGGCGCTACGAGTCTCACATCCGGGCCCAGTACGCACAAAATACGGACTGGAATCAAACAGCGAAAGACCGTCGACGCCTAGTCGATCTGATTGAAGAATGGTTTAGCCTGCACGGCCATAGTCTGCGAGATGGTGATCGTCGTGCTCGGGCCTTGCTGGTCTTGGCCCGTCGACTGGGTAACCCCATCGCTGCTGACCTGAAAGGGCATCATTACTCTCAGTATCGAGCTATCAGAGCCGGACAGGGTATTGCACCTAAAACCTTGAATAACGAGTTGGGATATCTCAAAGCCGTTTACAACGAAATGCAGACGCTCGGAAATATCCACTATGAATGTCCTATTGGTGGAGTGAGGCCGTTGAAGGTGCCGGAAAGGGAGTTGTCCTGGTTAACCTCTGAGCAGATCCAAACATTGCTGCATGAGATCCGGGAAAGGACAGACAACCCCCATGTTGAGATAATTACATTGGTGTGTCTGGCAACGGGGGCAAGGTGGTCAGAGGCAGAAGGGCTTACCCTGGACAAGATCCGGAACGGGGCTGTGGTCTTCAGCAACACTAAGAGTGGAAAGGTTCGCTCGATCCCCATCAGTGAGGAGCTTGAGTCCAGGCTAACGGCACACCTGAAAACCTACCGCCATATGACTTCCAGCATCACCGCGTTCCGTCGGGCTCTCGCCAGAACCGGCATCGAGTTACCCAAAGGCCAGGCAGCTCACGCGCTCCGACATACCTTCGCCAGTCACTTTGTTATGAATGGTGGAAACATCCTGACTCTACAGAGGGCATTGGGTCATTCCACCATCAATATGACCATGCGTTATGCTCATCTTTCCCCTGAACATTTGGTAGAAGTAATACTCCTCAATCCTTTATGCATTGTTTAGAGTTCGTGGCTGCAATATTTGCTGATCCCTGACAGGAGTTGATATGGAAATGGATATCCTTATTAAGGTTTCTTCAGCCCTTGTGGCCATTTTTGGTGTTATGTTCGTCTCGCATCTACATAGATGGAAGGGTAAGGGTGTTCAAGCGGAACTTCTGCAGAAGCTGGAAGAGGCGGTGAAAAATAATACGCCTTATACCGCTGCTCATTTGTTCTATCTTTTGCACGGCTTCAGGTTGAGCGCTTCCGATGTGGCGGCTTTGATCGCTAGGGATGATTCTGCTTTTGCTATCTTTGTTCTGAGTAAGAGGAGGGGGTCCGTTCAATACAGGTCTGGTTCTTTCCAGTTTAGTGATGTTAGTCGTTTTTCTTGGGTTCGGACGGTTTCGTATGTGTTCGGAGCAGTTTTGGGGGTGGCTCTCGGTGGTTGGGTCTTGGCGTGTGTTATAGCCGCACTATTTCATGATGGCCCTGAAGCAGTCGTATTGATTGTTTTGGCTTCTATTCTCTTTGTGGCGTTTCTTTTCCATCTTAGAGATCTGTACTTGGACTATCGCGCTTATAAGTTGGTGCGGGATCAGAAGTTATCTTAGTAGTAAAGCTCGACACTTTTTCGACCTCCCATAAAAAAAGCGCAACCCCCAGATAGCGAAAAGCTTGAGCTATCAAGGGCTTGCGCCTTCTTTGTTTGGTGGAGCCGGCGGGAATCGA